ATGTTTGACTCTATTCAAAAGTCTGGCAAAGAAAAGATGCTTAACTCTGTGCATAAACTTCTTGATGAAGCCGATGCCATAGTCCACTACAACGGTTCTAGGTTTGACATACCAATACTACATAAAGAGTTTTTACTCTCTGGTATGCCGCCTCCAGCACCTTCTAAACAGATAGATTTATTACAAGTAGCTCGTAGACAGTTTAGGTTTGTTTCTAACAAATTAGATTACGTTGCACAGGCCTTAGGGCTTGGATCTAAAACAGCACACGAAGGCCACACCTTGTGGGTAAAGTGTATGAATGATGATCGTAAGGCTTGGAAAACAATGGAAGAGTACAATAAGAACGATGTCATCCTCTTAGAAGCTGTGTACAATAAATTTAAGGGGTGGATCAAATCACATCCAAACCATAACGCATATTCCACAGAAACTTGCTGCCCAAATTGCAAATCACGCAAATTACACGCTAGGGGTACGCAAAGAAGTAGAACAGCTATCTACCAAAGATTCCAATGTCAAGATTGTGGAAGTTGGTCAAGATCAGCAAAGTCAGAAAAAATTAGTAAAGATTCACTTGTCACTATTTAAGGATTAATATGTCTGGCGATACTCAGCAGCTATGTGAAAAAATAGTAGGTAAAACAGTTGTCAGTTGCGAGGTTGATTTTAACGATCAAGTTATTTACCTTGAATTTGACGATGGCTCACTAGTGGAAATATCTGGCGAGGATTTAGATATATATATGGAGTTTCAAGACTTCAATGATTAAGGATTAATATGGCATTATCAGATTATAAAAATTTACGATGGCTTTTTGAAGGATCGGATGCTGACTGGAAAAAAGCATTAGCAGAATCCAAACTAATTGCTCAAGGTAAAGAGGCACTTAAATCTGGATCATACACACCTACAGAAAGGGTGTTTACTAATCCATTATCCAGTGGGCTAGAATTTTTAAATGTAGACCCTAGATTTGCTAGACAAACTTCTGCAAAACTTGCTAACGTTGTTGGTGTTGCACCAGTCATGGGTGCTGAAGGTGGTGATGTATTTGGTCGTGCTGTTGCAAATCAAGATCCGTTAAGTATGGCTGGTGGACTTGGCCTTGCTGCACTTGGCACTATAGGGGGTGCTGGTAAAAAAGGTGCTGCAACTCTTGAAGATGTTATTCGTACTATTGAAACTCCAAAAAATGTAAACGTTCCTGCTAGATTTTTATCTGGTGAAAAAGCTGGTAATTATAGAGGCACTGAAGCATTTGGTGGTATCAACCCTCAACAACTTGGTAAGATGCGTGCAGAATACCTTAACAAAATGGAAAAGGGTGTAGGTGGCCGCAATTGGTATGATGAATCATCTACTGACATTAGTAGGTGGGTGGGAGGAAATCCTACAGAGGCAGATAAAGTTGCAAATATGTTGGCCATTACATCTGCTGAAACTCCTGTAGCATCAAACTTAATGTATACCAATAAAGCATGGAATCAATACTTAACTGGTGCACCTATTAATACTGGTAAAAGACCAGAACGCATGGGCAAAGAAATTTCAGCAATTATGGATAATCCAGAAGCTGCTGCCACAGGATTAAAACGTTCACCATTTAGTGCTGGATTGTCAGTAAACTGGCGAGGTGCTGATTTTGCAAATAGGCCTACGCATGATATTCATGACGTAAGAGCATGGGGTATTACAGATCCAAAAACTGGTGATGTATGGAAAAAAGGTGTTGGTGAAGCAGGCCACAGATTTTTAGATGAGCAAGCTGAATGGGTAACAAATCAAGCATTAAAAAATCAATTAGGCGGTGTATCAGATTGGAATCCTTATCGTTCACAAGCTGCTGCATGGATTGCACAAAAAGCAGAACGTGAGGGAAAACCAATTGCAGAAACTGCTAAACATTACGGAAGCTATGCTCCAAATTATCAAGGATTAATTTCTCGTGAGTGGATTGCTGGTGACAATACAAGACATTTACCAGAATTATTAAATGCTCCAGAAGCAGTTAAAAAAGAATACTCACAACTAATGGAAAATACTATTAGAGGCGAAAATCGTATAGATCAATTTGCTCGTGATGTTGGTGCATTATCTGATGAAGTTATTCCTAACGTGGGATTTTATGAAGGCCAATTTAATCCTGCATATATTTCACGAATTGGTGTAGGAAAGTCAACTGGATCTCAATCAATTGATCCTGCATCAGAAAATGTAATGAAAGCTATTACAGCAGGACATGGATTACTTGGCACACAAAAACAATCCGCATATAACTTTTTAGGTGGTGAAGTGCCAATTAGTAAAGCTGGCGGAATTAAATTAATGGGTAAAGATTTAACTGAACCTCAATTTAAAGAATTTACAAAGAAAATTCAATCTATTGGTGGTGACGTTCCAATGTATGATCCAGCAGGGGGTGTTAGATTATTATCTTTTGCATCACCAGAAGAAAAAACTGCATTCTCTAAAAAATTAAAACCATTAGCTAAAGAGTATGGATTAACTCCTTCTTACCATGAATTATCTGGTGACATTTTTCCATTTGAGCCTACAGCACAATGGTCAGCTAAACCATACATTAAAGCAATTGAAGAATCTGGATTAGAAAAACAAACATCATCAGCACTTCAAAATCGTGCAGGTAAATTATTAAATGCTGCAAATGATTTTGCAACTAAAAATAATTTTACTCAAGCAGAATGGTACAAACCAATGATGGAAGGGTTAAGAGATGGTGGTTTACCAAAACTTAAACAACTTGTTGAGGCAGGAGTAGTACCAGCGTTTGTTTATATTGATTTAAATAAAAAAGAAAACGGTAAGATTTAAACCTTACCGTCTTTAAATGCTGAATCTTTTAAAATAATATCATTTAAGTCATTAGATATAAGTTTTAAACAATGACTGTTTGCAATAATATATCCAACTTTAGAATGATGTACGTTACAAGTATTTATTGCTTGCCTTTCGGCATCTTCCCTATTTAGATGGAAGCCAACGTACCAGCAGCCTCCATCTACAATAGCATAATAGTGTTTAAAAGTGTTTGTCAATATTCCCCTTTCCAAAAAGTGTTGCTGCCTGCTCAGATATATCAGTATAACTTTCTGTATCTGAAATAAAACCAGCGTCACCTTCCTCCGCATAATCGCCTTGCACTACAATATGATCACCAGCCCACTTACCAACAAGCTCATGATCGCTAAAATCACCACCTCCACGACCATTGCTGTTAGCAAGTAATAAAAACAATATATCTGCTACTGACCCTTCAAATCCTATCTGCTCAACAAGTTTAAGGCCTTGACCTAACTTGTGTGCGTGTAGGCATTCTTTCTTAGTTACGTTATATACTTGATGGTATTGACCCATTATGCACCCCTTCCTACAACAATGAACTCAAGTTTACCAAGCTCTTTTAAAGCCTGTACTACATGAGATGGTGCGTTATAAACATAAGGCCTTTCACGTTTACCTATATTAATTGAAATATAGAATGCGGTATTAAAGTAATCAATTTGTGCATTTGATTCGTCATACCATTTACCAGCAATTTTTATATTATCTACTACTTCATTTAAAAACTGTTTGGCAATTCCATCGTAATATTTATCAATATGGTAAACATTAACCTGTCTAGTATCATAGTCATTACTAAAATCAATACTGCCAGATACAAGGTTTACAACTAATGTTGAGTGATAAGAATTTCTAGCAACTGTGGCCTTAATACCATACTTCTTAAATACAGGCTTTAAAGCTGCGTGAATTTTTGATTTTGTTTCGTTGTTGACATAAGCCATGTTATATTCTCCTAGTGAACTTGTGGTTGATTAATAATTCCAGCATCAATAAGATCAGATGCTGTTCGTCCAAACCAGCCTTGCAACTGCCATGCTAGGCCTGTGTCAACTAGGTACTGCCATGCCTCTAGTACTTCTTCTTCTGTGCCTTCTACAAAGCCTTCAGCGAGGCCTACTGCATCATAACTTGATAAGATAGTCATGTAATTCTCCTTTAGCAAAATTTCTTGATCGCCTGCAAGTGGATTGATAAATCAGCGATATAGTTATTTTATATAATTACAATATAATGTCAACACTTTTTTTAATTATTTTATAAGTCATTGATCTTTATACACAAATAACTATGTTTTGGCCTGTGGTGCATATAGTTACAGTACCATCTGGAGCTATTATAGTAGTTGAAGTAGCAAATGCATTTTCTGTACTCCATATAGCTAATGCAGCCAACACAATAACAAATATCCAGTATATTTTATTCATCATCAAACCTCTGAAGATGAGCTTCAATTTCTGGAGGATTAACAGCCTCTACACTCCTAATAACTTCAATTAGTTTATTTTTAAACCATTCTGATTTAGCAAGATCTTCTTCTACGTTTCCTTTGAATGGATAACGCAAATCATACTTCATCTTACTACCCTTCAAGTACCCAACAAACTCTTCTTTAGTAAGCCTAGATTCAATAATATCTATTGTTTCTAATCCGCCTATATTATAGTGTTTTGGGTGATTAATATTATCTGACATAACTATCCTTCCATAAAAAATAAATTAATTAAATCGTAACAACCGTACACAAACCAAATCATACTACTAATTATTAAAAACCACACTACAATATTAAGCGTTTTTTCTAAAAAGGCCATTGCGTTCCCCATATGGTGTAGGTTTAGGTAATTTAATATATCCTTGTCTTTCAAGATTTTTAAGTCTATGAACATTTGTCACACAATTTTGAATAATATTTTTCATTGTGCAATTAGGATTATCTTCAATATAATTTTTTATAAAATATGCTTGTCTTATGCTGTCTGATCTTGTATACATAAATTAGTCTTTAAGTATTTTAATACACCATAATTATAACCACGCATTGTACACTCTAAAAGTGTATAGTCAAGTAGCAATTCATCTATACGTCTACGGTTATGTGCACTATGAAACTCTATCAAAAATATTGATGGAAAGTTTACTAGGTTTTCTAGTATTTCAATCTCTGCACCTTCCGTATCAATCTTCATAATGTCACACTCTGGCAAATGTTTAGCTGACATTACCTTAACTATCTCGCCTTCTTTGGCCTGCTCTTCACCACTATATAGACTAGCCTCACCACAGTTATGTAACCCATAATACATTTGACGTTCGCCATCTTCTTTACCTATAGCAAAGTTCCTAATGGCTATATCAGTACCTGCTGTATTCTGCCTTAATAAACTATAGTTTTCTTTTATAGGCTCATAGCAATCTATCGTTGGCTTATCAAAATACTCATGTGCCCATACTGCAAACCCACCTACGTTAGCACCAATGTCTATGATGTATGGATTTGGCATAGCACCTATAGCATACTCACCTTGAAATATCTTACCTACATGACTAATCATGTTGTTAGGTATAATCATGCTTCCCACCTTGTTTTAAAATGCCACCATTTTTTTCTTAATTTTTCCATATCAGCATAAACTCTTTTATTTTTATCGGAGCCTCTCATTTTAAACCAGCGTCTTAATAATAATTTATTACCAACTCGTTTAGCACCATAAACTATCAAACAAGCCTGCCACTAAATTGATAAGTCCCTGTGTGGCCTAGTTGAGCCCATGCTGCACCCCAAACCTTAATACCATTATCCCTAGCTAATTTACAGAAATGATAGTCTTCACTTAACAAGTGATTTTGTTCATCAATGCTAGTGGTAAAATATTCTGTAACATTGTCACCCATATTTGAATTGTCATTAACATCATTCATATTATGTTTATAAGATGGACACTTGTCTTTTAGCTTTTCAAATACCTCACGCTTAATTAACATAAATCCAGTACCGCCATGTTTAATCTCAAATGGTTTATCCAGAGGCACTAACTGTGACTTAACATCACCTACCATGTTTACCACATACTCACCAGTAAAATATTTTAGTTGATCCTCTGGCACTTTCTTTTCAATAGCATAAGCCACACCACCCCAGTTAATTTCTTTTTTAGGGTACAGGCCACATATAATTTCTACATCTGCATCAATCATCTTTAATAAATCTTTTGCCTCAAACTGTATGTCAGCATCAATAAACATTAAATGTGTAGCATCACCTTTTAAGAAATCATTCACTAAAGTATTGCGGCCTCTAGTGATAAGGCTCTCATTATACAAAAATGAAAAGTATGCCTCTATGTCTTTAGCGTTAAGCCATGCCTGCAGTTTCAGCATAGACTCAAGATAAGTGCCATAACATAAACCACCATACATAGGTGTTGCAATAAATAAATTTGTTTTAGTTGCCAAGATGTGCCTCCACAAGTTTTTTTGAGTCGTACTTTTTAACGTTAGTTACTTTAATAATATTTTTTGTATCTGGGATTAATGGAGTGATAGTCCAGTTATGTAATTTATTTTTTATATCTTGAGAAATTTCTAAAGACGTTGGCTTTGAAGTCATAAGACCAGACCACACAAGCTGGCCTGTACTGTCAAACTCTTCTACTAAAAATGCAATTGGCTTCATCAATAAAAAACCATGCGGCCTATGTGCGTTTTCTTTTTGTGACCAAACCATTTTTTCTTTGGCGGTATTGAGTCATCATGGAAATACAAAGAATTTGCCACCACGTTTGGATGTTTATTATAAATAATCGTATCAATAACCAATAATTTAGTCTGTAGATACGCTTTCTCATTAACTGGATGGTGGGTTTCATCTTGCACAGCGAACTGATTATTAGCATAAACGACACTGCATACAGAATTACCCCAGCGACCAGAATGCAACCTATTGCGAATAACATTAATAACCCCTACTTTTTCCTCTAGAGAACGAGTGTTGACCTCATGATACACTGCTGTTGCGTAACACGCAATATCTAATTCCAAGCTATTAATATCCATTATCTTTTCTCTCTTATAATCCTCTGAATGTACTGCTGATCATATCCAGATAAAATTAAACATATGTCCTTAACCACGTTGTCATGTTCATTAAGCCACCGAATAGCTGATTCACGTTCTGTGCTATATCCTTCTAACGCATCCTTCATAGCCAGTAACAATATTGCATGAAACAATCTAGCGTGTGGTGTTGTTGCTAATTCAGCCCTTATAGACTCCTTAAACTCAAACTTAAACATAGACCTCTTTCATGGTTTTACTGATATTCCAGATAGTCTGCTGGGTGTATAATCACACTTAATGGCATAAGCCAGAAACCTTTAAGGATTAATACCATGTGGACAACTCCAGCAGCTACTGAAATGCGTTTTGGCTTTGAAGTAACTATGTACGTTATGAACAAGTAACTCCAATTGGGGATGTCCTAAAAAGGGACATCCTCATTGTTTTCTACAGACTTTGCAGCCTCTTTCATTTGCACAGATCCGCTAATAAACTTACCATTAGCACCTTCACGAATCCAGCCACTAATTCTAAATTCAATTCCATCTACATTAGCATTGCCTGTGTAATCTGGACGTTTAGGATTGTCACCTTTATCGTTCTTAAACAATACAAAAGTATTGGTATTATCATAATCCGCCATACATTACTCCTTAATAAAAATTGGCTTACGTTTCCATCTTACTGGCTCAACGTCATCATCAAGAGATTTTAAAAACTCTAATGCTAACGGTGTGTACCATTCAATGAATTCTTTATTGCGTTCTACTTTAGTTACTTGTGTTGCATCTGGTGTCCAAACATAAAACCATGCATATGGTTGGTCACATACTTCAAGCTGTAACTGAACTTGAAAATAATATCGTTCTGGTATCTCTGGGTACACCACTTGAGTGAAAGGACACTTCAGCTCAACTGGGATTGAATCTATAAATGCATCTGGGCTGGCAGCAAATGGCAACTCTGGATGGAGTATTAATTTATTACCAGACTCACAGATAACATCCATATCTTTTTCAAACTGACTCAATGCTATAGGCTCGTTAGTAACTCCCCATTCTGTGGCCTCGTTACCTTCAAATGGAGGGCTACGAAAAGTCATGTCCCTCCAAAGTCTTTGCCTTTCGTAAACCGCAGCCCATGCATTACTAGCGGTAATACGATTGTGTCTAGCATTGTTTTTTAAATGACTCATGCAGCCTTTCTTAAATCATTAGCAAAGTCACGCAATTTTTCTTGTGCGTATGGACTTAACTTATGGAAAGCCTGCTTTAACTCACCAGCTTCATGAGATAAAATTAACTGGCCTTTAATCACTTCAAGATCATCATCCGAAATCTTTTCAACAACTGGGTTATTTTGCTGGTGAATAGCATTGAGTACTTCATTAGCTGAAGCAAACTCAGTACCACCAATACCAAGACAAGCCAGAGCCCTACCGATAGCAGAAGTTTCACAATTTTCCACATAAGATGTGCCATTGATTTGAGATGCCTTTCTAAATTCTTGTGCAATGCCTGTGGCCACTACACGATTAAGTTCATTTAATACAGTTGCCTTAATAACACACTGATCTTGATCTAACTGGATCACGTCTGTTGTTAATGCATAATCCTTAAACTGCTCACGAAACTCTTGCACACGAAGTGCAACCGTTTTGTAATCCTTACCTTTGATATTTACTATACCTTGTTTAGCTGTTGACATCACTTGCCTCCGTTTGTTTTTGTTGTTCTAATAGTTCTTGCTCTTGTTGCTGGTACTGCTGGTAAAACTGTATATCGTCCATTTTCTTTTAGCTCCGCTTTATCGTTATCGGCCTTTAGCTCATCTGCAGCGGCCTTTAATTCTGCAATAATTTTATCTAATGAATTCATAAATGAAGTAACTCCAAAATATGACTACAAACCACTTTACCACGATATAAAACTTTTGTGTAAACTTTTTTTGTAATCTTGTGTTAGTGATAATTCTGTAAAACCTATCCATTTTTACCATCCTTAAATTGGTCTGGAGCTATTGTATTCCAAACTTGAAACTCTGGATCAATAGATTTTGCTGTTTCAAGCAATCTAGTTTCTGTGTCCGATCCAACTTTCCATGCTTGGTGATCATCTGAAAAATTATAATACCAGTCATGGTGTTGAAGATCGTCTATGTAACTTTTTAAAATAACTAGTGCGTCCATGTTATGCTCCAAAATGTTTAATTAAGTATGGGAATACAACGTAAAGGATAAAGGCTGCGTATGAGTACACAGCCACAGGAACAATAATATATATCATTATGCAACCTCCTTTTGTATTTCAACAAAGTTAAGGTCATTTTCACTATATCCACAAACCTTTAAAAGTGCTTTTTTAGCATCTTTAACAGTTCTAAAAGCTCCTCTACCCCTACGTTGTTTACCAGCACCCCAACAAGTCCAATTCCATGTATTTACTATCTCGTGATTTTCTACAATAGCATCTGGAATAATTGCACCAACTTTAAAATTGTCTTTTTTTGTATAAACTCTAATTGTTGTCATTTTAATCTCCGTTATTAAAAATGTGTTACAAGAGTTATATTATAGATTTGGTAAAAGATGTCAAGCATTATTTATATAATATTTATATAATAATTATACTAAAATAGTTTGCAAATAGTTAAAAATTGTGCTAACGTCCATTTTCTCACTATTACGGAGGATTTATGAGAATACGCAATTGGGGTAAATTTCAGCATTTCAAGAACAAAACATCTATGGTCTGGTTTAAGGTTTACGGTAGGGACATCATAAATGACCCAGACTGGCACGAGTTAAGCTCAGATCAAAAGGCCACACTTTTTGAACTTTGGTGCTTGGCTTCAGAAAAGAACGGTGACCTTCCAGATCTTAAAAAATTATGCTTTAGGCTGCACAAGGATAAAGAGTTTGTACAGAATATGCTAATCACTCTTAACGCTTGGTTTGAAGGCGATCCAGCTAAATCTATATACAATGAGTATACGGACTATGCTAGAGAGAAGAAGATAGAAGAAGAGAAGAGAGAATATGAGAAGAGAGAAGATAAGAAGATAACCTTTATAAAGGACATTGAATGAACATCTATGAATTTATTGGTCACTTTGAAAAATCTTACAAGTCTGGTAAAGACGAATACCAATGTATATGCCCAGCCCATGACGATAGAACAGCATCGCTAGGGGTCAAGGAACTTCCAGACGGTAGAATTCTTATTAATTGCTTTGCAGGATGTGCAGCCAATGATATACTTGGTGCTGTTGGATTAACTTTTGATGATATTGTGCCTCAACGTATTGGTGATTTCAAGCCAGTATCAAAACCATTTAATCCTTATTCTGTTTTAAAATCTATCTCTAATGAAACATTACTTGTAGCTCTGGCCGCTATAGATATTGCTAATGGGAAAAAGCTACCACTAGAAGATCACGATAGACTAATGGTGGCATCACAAAGATTGAGAAAGGCCTACGACTTATGTCATTAGAAGAAAAAGTACAGAACCTCATTGTTGATGAGGATAAGATTAAGAATTATTTTTTTAGAAGGGATAGCGATGAGTACCGTAAAATTAAGAGTCCAGATACTTTTATTGAATCTACTATTGGATATTTCTCTGGCGAGGTACAAAGCGGTGCGTATCTTCCGTTTGATAAAGCGGAAAATTTTAGACTTCGTTTAGGCGAAACGACTATTTGGTCTGGCTATAGCGGTCATGGCAAATCAATGTTATTGAGCTATGTAACGCTTAAACTGATTGAGAATTACAAGGTTATGATTTGTTCTTTTGAGATGTCATGCAGAAGTACATTGGCCAGATATATTCGTCAGTCAGTAGGTACTAGTGAACCAACAGAAACAGCGATAACTAAGTTTTGCACAGATGCAACTGGGAAGTTGTTTTTGTACGACCAGTTAGGCTCTACAAATCCTACAGCAGTATTGTCAGTTATCTACTACGGTGCAGAGCAATTAGGTATTCAGCATTTTGTAGTGGATAGTCTTATGAAGTGTTCTATCAATGAAGATGACTACAATGGCCAGAAGAAGTTTGTTGACCAGCTTTGTATTGCTGCACGAGATTTAAATGTTCACATTCACTTAATCTGTCATTCCAGAAAAACAGTAGACGAAACCACACACACACCTAGCAAGTTTGACGTGGCAGGTTCTGCGACAATAACAAATCTTGCAGACAATTGTGTTTCGGTGTACCGTAATAAGAAAAAAGAAAAAGACATAATGGAAGGTAAACTTTCTGAAGATGATGCAAGGATTGTTCCAGACGGATTTATGGCTGTGAATAAGCAGAGGCATTTTGAGTGGGAAGGATCTGTGCCATTATGGTTTCAACCAAAGTCGCTACGTTATAGGGACAAGCCAATATGAACTATAAAACAACTGAGTGGTTTAAATTCTTTGATATTGACGAAGAAGGAAAACTTTTATCACCTACTGAATGGAAGGTAACATTAAAAAATGGAATGGTTTACAAATCTACTAACTGGAGCAAAAAATATGAGGATAACGAAACACAACATATTATTAGCAGTAGCAAAAATTCATCGTCATGACTTTGAAAAAGAAGGTGACTTAGAACTTGGTAAGTTTAAATCTAAAAGAAGTAATTCTCAGAATGATTACTACTGGGCAATGCTTAAAGAACTAGGTGATTACACAGGATACTCTGAAGAAGAGCTGCATGATATGTTTAGATTCAAGTACCTCTCTGAAAAGAAAACAGTTGCAGGATCAGAAATCTATGCTATAAAGAGTACTACGCAATTGGATGTTGATTCGTTTAAAAATTACATTCATGACATTCAACGTTTTGCAATAGGATTGGGATTTCATTTTGACCAAAGCAGAGAAGCAGCACTATGATAAATTATCTCAACTTGGTTGCATTGTTTGTTTAAGAGAAGGTCATGGCTATTCACCGCCACATATACATCACCTGCGTCACAATATGGGCATGGGTATGCGTAATAATTTTATGAACGCAATTCCATTGTGCCCACTGCATCACCAGCATGGTGGGCATGGTGTAGCACTTCATGCAGGACAAGAAACATTTGAAAGTAAGTTTGGTACAGAAGAAGAGTTATTAGCAGATGCACTAAGGAGGGTTAATGCTTAGATTTATTGTAGGTATTACTGGATTTATGTTAGTGCCATTTTTAATTCCATTTGTAGCTATTGAGGCTGCATATAAATATATTAAAGTTCATATCATGGAGGATGATGATGGGTAAAGGTTCTGGAAGAAGGCCATTATTAATATCTGAGCAAGAGGCCGCAGATAACTGGAATAGAATTTTTAAAAAAGATTATGAATACGAGCTCAATAAAAGTACAGGTGAAGTTGAAAAAAGATTTTTAGATGGAATAAGCAAACCTAACGAGGAACAATTTAATGGCAATGTCACCAACACAAGTAGCCTTAGCAAAAATGAAGAAGGACAACTACCCTCTGGTGCAGATAGTTGAAACTTTTAACTTTCATGCTGGTGTCCGCAAAGACCTC